TCTCCCAAATCTTTTCATAGCGCCACTTTCTTCTAGACCATTCTCATGACGCTTAAATATCATATTCCTCAACGAACCTTCCGTAAATAATTTTTGTTCTGCTATGAATTGTTTAAAAGTATATAAGCTGTCCACTATTGGCCCTTATTTGTTGTCATTAATTAGGGAATTTTATAGATGAAGATAGTAATTTGCAATGAGCAATATAATAATTATTTTTATCGCACAATAATGTACTCATAGAAAAGTTATTAAACTATTTAATAGTTTTTAATACTAAAAATCAGTATAAAAGTTGTCCATTTTGTCGGCACATTATTTACACTCATTGCTTAGTATAATATTTATACATGGGCATTGATTTTACTGGGCTCTTCCTCTTAGGTCTGATTATTGTAATTATCAGGCTTAGTTGATTCTGTTTCGTTAGATCCATTTAATTCACCTTGTGGATTGTCAAAAATAGTACTTAATCGACGACGGGCTTCAGGTCTTTTTTGTAAAGCACAAAAGGCTCTAAAATCTTGTTTGCCTCTTTCGGAGTCGATAAATTTATTTAAGTCATCGGTGCTAAGAGAAGAAACATTCAGTTGCTTGCATTCATTTAAGAGAAACTTAAAATATTTATTTCGCATAATTCCTTCTCCTCTTGGCTTAGTTAATGATGTACGTCGTAGATTGTTTTGCAATCACCTTCATGACGTTCAACGCCAAAACAACACGTTATTTTAATATGCTTGTATTCTTTTTTGTCTCGTTCAGGGAATACAATACGGGCATGAGAAACACATCCCTCATAACTTTCCTCTTGCAAGTACATGGTAGGCAATGAATGATCGTGCTTGTCCCATGTCATGACTTCCATGTACCATCCATTAGGCCAGATTAGAGTTGCGCCCAACAATGCTGTTTCTAGTAACATCTTGTTATTTCCTTTTTCTGATTATCATTATAAATTATCCAGATCCATCGCTAGAACCAAAGCCAGAGCCAGAGCCAAAGCCAAGGCCAAGGCCATCGGCAAAGCCATCGCCAAGGCCATCGGAAAAGCGAGAACCAGAACCAGAGCCAAAGCCAAAGCCAAAGCCATCACCAGAGCCATCGCCAAATCTATCGCCATCACCAGAGCCATCGCCAAAGCCAGAGCCATATCCAGAGCCAAAGCCATCGCCAGAGCCATCGCCGACAGGATCTAATATTGCCATACAGGTACGCCTTCTATACTTTTTTTTGATTTCTCTGTTACATCTAATATTTCTATTGCTTGCAATAATAGTACTTTATCTACAGCACAAGGAAATTTGCAATTCTCAGGTTTTTTTGTTCCTTCCATGGCAAGTTGTGATAAAGACGCGGCACCATCCCAATACCATAGCCGTCTTGCATTTCTCAAAACAACTTCTTGTCCCGATCTTGATTCCAAAAATCCGGCAAACACACCTGCCGAATAAGTGCGCACTATATGATATGGCATATCTTTAATTTCTTGCATTTTTTATCCTAATTTGGTTGAAAATTATTCAATTACCTTTGGTTCTTCGGGTTGTTGGTCATTAATAGTTGCCAGCAGGTTTTGTACCTCTTCTACAGATTTATATTCACCAAATCTATGTAATGCACTGCAATATGAATCAGCTATACGCATTAATTGTAATATTTGTTTTTCGCTAATTATCATGTTAATTCTTCTAATCGTTTAATCATCGCATTGATGGCTTCTTGTTTTGATTTGAAATAAAATTTACTATTTTTTGTAAGTCCAGAATTTTTATCTGATAACCAATAATGCGAATCATCAGTACTTAGAATGATATAGTTTTTTAGTTCTAGCTCACTGGCATTTAAAAATATGTTTTGGTCGGGACCTTCAAACCACCAAATTGGATCGCCAACTTTGAACTCGCAATAGTTATCAATCATTGATTGGACTTTGGATTTCAATGTAGCATATACACCTTCCGGTGGTTGGCTATATTGACAATAAGTATCAACTAAATAATTTATTGTTGTTAGCTCTTCTTTCGTGAGGTCATTCATTTCAATGTTCCACATTTTATACATTTAAAATAACTTGCTGTGCTATGATCCATGTATTCGTAGTCATGTCCGCAATAGTTCTTAATCATAGATTGGATTTTTTCTGTTAATTTTTGACATTTTTCTAAGTATTCTTTGCTTAAATTCACGCTGTCCGGTAGATATTCAACCCCATTATTTAATATAATCAGCTCTTCTCTGGTGAAGTCACTCATCTGACTGCTCCACATTTTAAACATTTAAAGTAACTTGCTGTGCCATGATCCATGTGTTTGTAGTCATGTCCGCAATAGTTATCATCTTGCTCTCTAGCGATGAATCCAAGATGTATAAGAATCTCTTTGATGCCAAGTAAAGCCGTATAATCTGTTTCTCTACCCGTTTTATATCGTTCAATTAAGCCCTTTATTGCACAAATTGCAATCCAATCATTTAGTCTCTCTTCATTCATTTTCTTTCACCTTCTTTTTCTTCAAGTAATTCATATGGTGTATTTTCATTAATTCATCTAATGTGAATTCAATCATTAATCTCTCCTACGGCATCGGCGGTAATGGTTTATCCAAGTAAATAATGTTTTCCACGGCCTCAATTACCCAATACATCCCTTGCTTTTTTTCCTCTGGCATATGCTTGCCAAGTTCAATAATCACTGATGTTGCGTAACCTATTACCAGCGACAATCTTTGATTCATTTGTATTAGTTTATCTATATTGTCTTCAGTCATTTAACACCACCCAGTCGTCTGCTGTAAATGAATCAAAATCAGGGGTGAATGGGAATATGTATAAGGATTCAAGCACCAAAACTTTGTCTAAAGGATCAAGATACATAACCATGTCTTCCCATCCTTTCCATTTTGCTCTTGACCCTTGCTGCAATAGTGGGATAAGGTCGCAAAATTTAAATTCTTCTTTATTACCCTCTACAATCCATCCATCTGAAATCATGATGGACTCGTCATATTGATATAAATTAATCCTGGGCTGAAATGATTTAATTTCCTTATCTTTCATAAAAAAGTAAATGCCATCACCCCATAGACGCCGACTAACTTTAGCGCCAGACTTTAATTTCTCTATTGCTTCGCTGAATTTCATTTATTTAATTCCTTTTAATTAAACTTTTCTGGGTCAGGAATATTAAAGTCTTTAAAAAATCCCTTTTTTCTAAATTCTTCTTCTTTATCTTTTAAAGGTTTGTAAAAACCCTTTAATTTTAGATAATCTGTAAAATCTTTTGGAGGATCTATGTCGGCCATAAGACAAATAAATTGCCACCATAACCATCTTGATTTTCCAGTCCATTTACTATAATTTGGTTTTTTAGGTTTTTTCATGAATTACAGCCAGTGAAATCCATGTGCCATTACTCCAAAAAGGGTGGCAAATTGTGTAAATATTATACCTAAAACCCATTTGAAATTAGAGTCCATACGGTTATCTAATTTATCTACTCTACTATCTACCTTATCGATTTTATAACTAAGTTCTTTTTCTACTTTGTCGATTTTAGTAAGAACTTCTACTTTTAAGTCAACAATACTTTTTTCAATTCTATTTAGAGATCCTACAAAATTCTCATTCCTTTGCTCTAACATCATAATCCTTACTTGGTCATTGCTAAATGTTTCCTTCTTTACAGCACTACTCATTACGCTTACTCCTCATTCTGTCTTTTAAACGGGCTGCATAAACTATGCGGCCCATTAAAAACCGCTCCATTTTCTTTCGCTCACCATCAATATTATCGCCTTCAAGCGAATTAATTTCATATGCACACACTATTCCAAGGACAGATAGGATATCTTGAGCATATAAGTCTATATTGCCATGATAAGTTTTTATGTCGAGATTTTCTCGTATTGTATGGATTAATCGATTTGATAAGCTGACTAGCTTGCTTTCGTTGATATACACCAAGGTCATTCTAAATCCTTTTAATAGTCAGTTTAAATAGTTCATTAATTGATTTCCTTTAAATGGGGGGATGGCAGGATTTTCACCTGCACCTGCCTCGTTACCCGCTGTTACCAATCCATTCGACTGCATCATTTAAGCAGCACGGTTTCGCCTATGGCAATATGAGGCGCTCTTCACTTAAAGCTTTTCGAGCTCCATCCCATAATCTTAAATAGTGAGCGCCTTTCACGCCCTCGTATTCTTTCGATGCGAATATGTACATCCCTAACAAATGAGGCGATCCTCAACTTTTTGGCCGATTAGAGATAGCCTCACGGTCTTAAGTGCACCTAGGACCGAGTTCTTTGATAGCGATCAAAACGCTATATCGTCATCTTTAAACGGATTATCATCTATTTTTTGCTCTAATGGCCTTTGGTCATCTTTCTTCACATAATCGTCGATCTTATTTTTGTCTGGATACTTCGAGCCAAATGCTTTTCCTTTTAACTTATCTTCGGGGATGAGTCCACCCTGTTCGATAGTAATTTTAACCCTAACATGATTTCCCATTGCTGATTCAGAGCATAGTTTCCCTGCCTCATAAGTCTTTAAAAGTCCTGCTGAATCAGCAAAGTGTATTACCTTCCACATCATAGTCTTGGTAAATACCAGGAAGTCTCGCACCTCACGTGTACGTCCATTTTCATCAAAAACCTGCAAGGTAAGATCCATCATTGGGTTACCACTACTAGACACTTTATCTTTGGATGAAGCAATCACAGCCTCATATTCGCCTTCTTTAAGCAAATTGAATCGCTCTTCAATTGCTTCTCTTTCACTCATGACATCATAGGCAAACATAATAATTACTCTCCTTGTATTTTTTTGTTAAGATAATCGATGCATTTTTGGATAGCATCACTTGGCATTTCTTCCCATCGCTCTGAGCTAGATTTGTCCAGCCATTTACGATAGGTTTCTTCAGGGATCTTTATTAAATCAATGAGCCGCAAAACTTCTTGGATTTGAATACTGCTTGCTAACTCCTGTGCTACTGCATCTCTTTCGAGAATCTCTTTACCGTAACGCTTGGCTACTTCATTATAAGAAAAATCAAAAGTCTCTGAATCTGGGAATGACTCTACACGTGATTTTTTAATCAATGCAACCCGATGCTTTCCGCGCTTTTGTATTTCAAAGACTAAATCAAAAAGATAATCCAGCTTTTTATAACAATCGAATGTCTGACCCAGCACCGACAAATTCTCACCATAAACCAATTTGGCATGACTGGTGATAATGACGTTCATATCAAGCCGAAGCAATAAATTGATTAAATGATTAATCTTTTTGTTGGCATCCGAATAATGACGACCAAATTCCGTGCCATTTTTTAAAGCCGATTTGTCAAGCAAGTCATTATAAAGTGTCGTTAATGGATCGATAATCAATGTTTTGTATTCATGATTTTCTGTTAAAAGTGAATTAACCTCCCTAACGACCTCATCAAAATCGGTGGTCTGAAATATAACGCCGCCCGAATCATGTAGTAATTGCGTATATTGGTCATTTTCAGCCCCCCTTTCTGTATCTATTAAATAAGGCTTTGGAAATTGAATGGCAGCCGTTGTCTTCCCAACGCCAGCACCACCATAAAATAATGCCTTTAATCTTTTTTCAACTGCTTCTGGTTTCTTTGCTCGTAAAGCCATGATACAACTCCCGCTTTAGTTTAAATTATGACCATTTAAGGTCTTACGAAATAAATTCCATATACGCACTATATTATTGAATCTAATGAAATGATGCGTATAAAGCGTTTATCTATTCTGGATAACAAACCTCTGCACATGTTTCGCAACAATAATCTTCTGGTGCTGACCAATCATGATGATGCATGTAGTCTTTTGAGTTTTCACAGTCATGTTTTTCGCAGTAACATTGCATTTCCATTATCTACTATCCTTATAACAATCAATCTGACAATACCAATTACCCTCAACCGTTGTTCTTGAATTATTGTCAAAGTCATCATCCGTCCACCCATCATTCTGTGCAATCTCATCCGATGTTTGTCCGCAACCCATACACTCACGGCCTGCAAAATCAATAAGTGCAGGATTTAAAAAATTCAATCGTTCTTTTGCTGTAACAAAGTCTCGCATTATTAAATCCATTCTATTTCTCCAATAAATCGTCAATGGCTTCCTGCTCTGTATGCCCGATGCCAATTGGATCTTGACTGGGCGTCTCATAATCAATAGGCGCTCCATCGTATCCATCCCACATGGCAACGTAAGGCTCACAACCCCAAAACTTGCGATCTGTATCATAAGTAACAAACACTTTATCGCCATTAATTACATGCACAGTTTCTCGGCTCATCAGAATTTACTCCCACAATTACCATCATGCTCTAAATCATAATGGGCGTGATTTGATGATTCATTATTAACCAGATGAAAGTAACTGTTGCAGGCTGTGTCCAGCACGTCTTGAATGGATTTATGATAATAAGTAAGGATGTTTTTACGTGTTACTTGAGCAAAATTCTCTCTCGTATCAACGCAATCATCTCGTAGCATGGCAAGTAAGGCACAGGTATAATCACTCTCTATCGAGAAGTCATTGCCGTAAACACATTCATTAACTTCACGGTCGCTCGCTTCAATGAATAGTCTAGCTACCTCGTTTTGCTCATCACCAGGGAGATTTGAAAGAAATAATTCGTATTGGTCATCGACATACTTTGCATAATTAGCAACCAATGCTTCAGCATAATCTCTAAGATTAGTCGTATGATTCATGTTCGCAACTCCGGCGAAAGCCCCTTTTAAGTCAAAGGGATCGTCATTCCATGACGAGTCTTGTTGATTTTGTATATTATTATGCGATAAACTAATTTTGTTCATGATAATTCCTGACGGTATTATTGATGCTCCCAGATAGAGAAGGTTGCAGCCTTCTCTATCAACCTATTACTAAATTATCCATTTAAACCCATGCGCCATAAGTCCTAACAATCCTAGAAATCCAGAACCCATGAGCCCAAACATCCATCGTTGATTCGATTCAATTCTATCCATTGACTTATAAATGTGGTCGAATGTTTTATAAATCTCTTCATTCTTCTGTTTTAACAACTCTATATTAAGCTGCTCTTGTGTATAAGTCATACATCACCTCTTAACTAACAATACAATTATACATTTATATCTTTCTTTGTCAACTTATCATCAAACTTTTTTTTATATTTCTCCAAAAGTCGATTAACAATATCGGTCATTGCTTCTTCTTGCTCGGCTGCTCTCAGTTTAAGAAACATCCACATTTCTTTGCTCATTCTCATGTTAAACATTTTGTTTTCTTCGCTAAGTTTAGACATTATTATTAATCCTTACCCTCTTATATTTGTTTATATAAATGTATCATTGTTTAAATAATTATGCAAATAGTTTTGTATAAAAATATTAGATGATTAATTTTTAGTGGGATTAAAATTTGATTTTGTTTTGATAAGGTGAGGATTTTAAGTCATAATCTGTGAAAGTTAACTAGGTGGTCACTTCAATGTTCCCACCATGAGAACAAAAAACATGCGAATGATTATGCGTCGGCCAAGATTCTTAATCATTCTTAGAACAACCGGATGCCAAGTTTTGGCAAAGTACGGCAAATGCATCCATTCAACGAGACAATCAAATGAACCCAAATATCAATAAAGGACCAAATAATATGTCGCATGCAAATTATAACACGAATGCTCAGGAGTACAACCACCCTGCTTATGTAAATATACCTTTCTTTGTACTTCAAGAAGAGAGACTGGATTTTTTTAATAAATTCTTGTTTTCTTTATTTTGGAGCTTTTCTGTTTCTGGCAAACGGATTAATACAAGCAATGGATACTTAGCTGAATTATTTAAAGTATCTGAAAAATACATTCAAATACGAATTAAAGACTTAGAAGACTTGGGTTTCATCCGCCGCTACAGTCGCAAATACAAGCGCTACATTGAAGTTCTTCACGCCCCTTTTAATGACATAGAAATATCAAATAGCCCAAATATTGAACTGGTACCAACCACAGTTGGTGTCAGTACAAATATTATACTGCCACCAACCACAGTTGGTGTCTCCCACCAACTACAGTTGGTCCCCCCACCAACCACAGTTGGTCCATATAACAAAGAAGATAACAAAGAAGATAACAAAGCTAATACAACACCTATCGGTGTTTCCGAGGGAAAATCCTTTTTGTTGACTGTAAAAGACATGCTTAAAGACAATCCTCATAACATTGACGAGCCATTGCTTAATGAATGGATGATTATTCGCAAAAATAAGAAAGCGCCTTTGACTCGTACTGCGTGGAATAGAACGAATAAGGTGATGACACGACTTGTTGAAGCTGGTTTGTTAGCTGTTGATTGTTTTGAGCGAATGGTAGCAAGTGGATGGCAGGGGATGGAGTTTAAGTATTTTGAACAAGAATTGATTAAAAACCCTGTATTAAAATATCCAACTCCTAGCGAACGGGCTATTAATGAACAAAAAATTCGTGAACGTGAACTAAAATCGAATCAGGAAAAGCAAAAAGAGATTGAAGAAAGTACTTCTTCCTATAAAAATATAAAGCAGCATATAAATATTTTTGATATGAAAAAACATCAAGATGCAGATATGGAGAAATTGGGAATGAGCCGTCTTCAGTATCATGATTATATAACCATGGGGAAATCTATCGTTCATAAATAAATTATGCTAACCATGGACGAGTGCAAAAAGATGATTTTCAATGTAGGGATTAAGTTAGGCGTGTCACCAAACCTTATTGCAACGCGTCTGTTAAGCGATCTTGATAAATCCGATATGTTGGCAGGATTAATTAATATCGTTGAACTAGAGGCACATGTGGAGGTTTGGGAGGGTAACGGAATGCCTGATTATGCGCATGGATTGACTGAGACCTATGAGGCTGAAAAAAAACGCCTTTACCAGCAATCAATTTTACGCAAAAACAGTGAAGATTCAGAGAGAGTCTATAGAAAACCATTTGTTGAGTACACAGCAAGTAAGGATTGATGCATGAAGAAAACAGTAAATTTAGCTGACAAACAGGCAGCGCTTGAGCTATTGAAGCAATTATATCGGGATGATGAGGTTAAGGATGCGCCAGAGATTACTGATACCGAGCGAGAGTCAGGAACAAAGAGCATTAGTGACTTGGCTAAGTTACCACCCAATTGTTCGTGATTTCTTTTGTAAGAATAATAACGAGGGAAAGCGAACGGAAGCACAAGGACATAATTTAAAGTTGATAGGATTGCGTCCAGGAGTTAGTGATCTTCTAATTTATTGGCCAACAAAAACACACCCAGGATTGTGGTTAGAGGTTAAACGCAACAAAAAGTATACGAAGTCTGAGCGTTCGACACCTACGTGGATTGCGCAGGCAAAGTTTTTGGAACAAGTAAAAAGTGTTGGGTTTGCCGGCGAATTCTGTTACGGATGGGAAGAAGGTAAACGGATTGTTGAAAATTATCTGCTTACCTAAGTAAATATTATTTTGAATGGTTACGAAGTAATTTATCGGCATCTTTTTTGTCAACGTATAAATCATGGACAGTTACTTTTATAAAGTGCATCGGTTTTACTTCTACATAACAAAATCCATTGTCACGTATTTTTTTTAGAGATTCTACACTAAGCGGCATATATCCGTGTTCTTTCCATGTATCCATGTTTAATTTTTATCCTAAGTTAGTTATTAAAATAATAGGGTTTTATCGAGTACGACTACATCCTTTGTGAGCATGATTGCTACTAATATTCTGCTGTTTTATGCTTAAACAGTTCCATGCCATCTTTTATGCCCTTGTTGTAAGCTATAATCATTAATCCAAAAATAGGACTTTCGTATTGATGTAATTCAGCGGGCATAGCGTCTTCTATAAGCACTAAAAAATCGTTTAAAATGTTTCTATTACGGATTTCTTCAAAGTTGTCCATATATTATCCTTTTTGGTTATCCCATCTTTGCTAAGATAAGGTACAGAAACATTGAAAAAGAACTGCCAATTATTGATTCCAAAATTAAACCGGCATCGATGTATTTTTTTATGCATCGGGATATAGCCACGCTACAGCCACTACTCGCGTATATTGATAATACCGTAATCATTGTGTTTGTTTGCATGTTAATTTATCCTTTAAGTTAACTTTAATAAGTGAAGAATTACTGGTAGTAAAATAGAGCCAGCAATAAGACCGAGCCCTAAGTTCATTTTAGCTTCCATCCGCTCTACAAACCTTTCTAGCAGCCTTATTCTTACTTCATGGTCCATGTAGTGGTCTATTTCTGATTTATTCATTTTCATTTCACTTTTAGTTATGTTGATAAATGTAATAATACATTTATATTTATATATGTCAACAGATATTTTAAACTTTTTTTAATCTTGTGCTAATATCAAAAAATAACTTAACAAGGAGGTGTAAATGCCGAAGTTTAGCCAAGAATCATTTAGTCGTCTATCAACCTGTCATCCTGATTTACAGACGTTGTTCTATGAGGTTAATAAGACGTTTGAGTGTACAATTTTGGAAGGTTATCGCAATCAGGATGACCAAGAAAAGGCCTTTGATGCGGGCAAAACGAAATTGCATTGGCCTAATGGCAAGCACAATAGTCAACCATCCATGGCCGTTGATGTCGCGCCTTATCCACTTGATTGGTACAACGACAAGCGCTTTTATTGGTTTGCGGGGTATGTGATGGGAATTGCCCAAAAGCTTAAAGACGAGGGTAAGATGACGCACGCTGTTAGATATGGCGGAGATTGGGATAGAGATAAAGATATTACGCATAATAAGTTCAATGACCTTGTGCATTACGAACTTGTTTAATACAATCGTGTAAAACCACTAAAGGATTAGTGATTATGGCCGGAAAGCCTAACCCTCCCAAAGAATACGCTCGAGAAGAAACGGGGCGACCTTCAAAATTTACGCCTGAACGTAGAGCCTCCATCATTGATGCTATATCGCATCGCATTCCCTATGAAATGGCTGCCGAAGCTAATGGCATTAGTCTATCAACTTTGTATGAATGGTTTAAGATTGGAAGAGGCCATCAGGAAGAAGGGATATCCTCTGATTACACAGTCTTTTCGGAAGCTTTAAAAAAAGCTGAGATGACAAAAGTTCGTGAGCACACTGATATTATTGCCGCTCGTCCTGAGCGCTGGCAAGCGGATGCGTGGCTTCTAGAACGTAGATGGTACAAGCATTTTGGCCCGAATGCACAACTTAACGAACTTAATCATAAACTAGACCGATTAGCCGAAGGAGATAGACAAAATGGACAAGAAAAAACCAATGAAGATGAAAGCAGAGATGAAGAAAGAAATTAAAAGTGCTGTAAAAAAGTCTGAGAAAAAAGACATGATGCAAGATAAGAAGATGATGGGCAATGCTGTGCTTAAAGATAAGATGAAGAAAAAGGATTGCAAATACTAAGGAGCAATAACTATGAGTGCTAAATATGTGTCTGAGAAACCCACCCGTGGGTACAACGATCCGGCGCCTGAAGTGGTGCGTGGCAGGCGAGTTATTCAAGAGGCTTTCGCGAAGGCGGGTGCGTGCCGTAATCTTGCGCCTCAAACGATGGCAAATTATGGTAAAACGGATTACAAATAAGGATATTACATCATGAGTTTATTAAGTACGTTTTTGGCAAAACATCTGATCCCATCTCTGGAATTAGCCTTTATAGCACACGCCCCTGATATGCAAAAGCTATTGATTGACGAGTCGGTTGTTCTGGCTAAAAACATTGTCGATTGGGTTGAATCAAAGCGCAATCCTGCTGATGACGAGGAAGAATAAGTCATGCCACTGGTTAAGGGAGCGAAAGCGCGCACGAAGAAAGGATTCTCTACTAATGTGAAGCGAGAAATGGACGCTGGTAAACCTCAGAAACAAGCGGTTGCCATTGCTTACTCGGAAGCGGGTGAGAAGAAAAGGAAGAAAAAGTAATGTCAATGGAAGATGAGCATGGAGTTGGTAGATCTAAGGGAACGCTGACTGCTGCGAAACGAAAGAAAATCCCTAAATCTGAGTTTGGTTTGCCGGGTGAGAAGAAATATCCTATGCCTGACCGCTCTCATGCCGCTAACGCTAAAGCACGGGCGTCTCAGATGGTCAACAAAGGCAAGCTATCCGAATCTAGCAAAGCCAAGATTGATGCCAAGGCTAATAAGATACTTGGAAAGTCTAAGAAGAAATAGGGATTTAAAATATGGCCACCATTCCCAATACATGGATTGAGAAAGAAAAGAAGAAACGAGCCCAAGATACAGCACCAGCATTTGAATCTAACTCAACTGATACATGGCAGCCTGCTAATACAGAGAAGCCTAAAAAGCGGCATTCCCCGGCATCAGTCTCAACAATGCGTAAAACCTTGCGAGGCATAAGGCGATAAGATGCAATGCAAAGCATGCAACTACCCTGATTCTCACGTAATTGAAACAAAGCGAGATAACCACACTAATCATGTTATCCGCCGACGTGAGTGTATTAAGTGCGGTGTGCGATTTACAACTCATGAGCAGGCTTATAATAAGTCTGAGTACAAAACCCCGCCACCTAGAAAGGTGCTTGAGAAATGATGACTGCATCAGGAATTGCTAAGCGCATAGCTGAGATTGAACACCAGAGAAAGAAAGGAATTGAGCGCCAGATAACGATTAACGGAAAAGGAATGATTGTCCATGCTAACGAACAAGATAAGCTTTATATCCCCACCGCAACTGGTCATGTTGCTCATAATGACGATAGTTTCGTGCGCATCATTATGGGCCCTTACGGAAGCGGTAAAAGTACATGGGCAATTACAGAAATTGTCCGACGAGCTTGTGAAGGTCCAGTATGGCATGCAGGACGACGCAGAAGCCGCTGGGGGATCGTACGTAATACGAGTGGAGAATTGCAGTCAACCACTCTAGCGACATGGCTTGCATGGTTTGAAGAGCTAGGCGATGTTCGTAAGCGCCAAAAGCCTATTATGACCTATGAACATAGTTTTAATGATGGGCATGGAATTGTGGAGCTTGAGCTTTTATTTATTGCTTTGGATAGACCAGAGGATGTGCGCAAGATTAAATCTCTGGAGCTCACAGGTTGCTACATTAATGAACTCTCTGAAGTTCCGAAAGCAGCTCTTGCACACATGAAAGGACGGGTTAATCGTTACCCATCGAAAGCATTTTGTCAAGAAGCCTATTGGTCAGGTATCATAGCTGACACGAATCCGCCTGAAGATGATCACTGGATTTACAAGGATTTTGAAGAGCATCAATATGACCATCATAAGTTATTTAAGCAACCTCCAGGACTGATTAAAAATGATGATGGCAAATGGATACGAAACCCTTGCGCAGATAATGCTGATCACCTTGCTGCTAATTATTACGAAATGTTGGCAGAGGGACAATCTCAAGAATTTATTAAGGTATTTTGTCTTGGTGAGTATGGCTCTGTTGGTTTTGGTAAACGTGTTTATCCTGAATTTAATCCAGATGTTCATGCGGTTGAGTCTTTATCTGCTATCCAGGGCGAACAACTCATTCTTGGTTGGGATTTCGGTCTTACTCCTGCTTGCGTTGTTGTGCAGTTGTCAGCTCGTGGACAATTGCTAGTATTGAAAGAATATGTTGGGGATGGAATGGGGATTAGAACCTTTGCCGAAGCTATTGTAATTCCTGGTATTGCTAAGGATTTTCCTTACTGTAAGGTAGGATTATCCATAGGTGATCCAGCAGGTAATGCGAGGAACGAAATTGTTGAAGAGATGTCCTGTATCGGGGAGCTTAATAGTTTGGGAATACCTACGACTTCTGCTCGGACCAATGACATTGACCCTCGCTTGGGCTCTGTCCGTTATTTTCTCAATAGAATGGTTGATGGCAAGCCTTCATTGCTTCTTGATCGTCGCCATTGTCCTTCTCTTTTTAAAGGCTTTGTTAAGGACTATATTTATGCACGCATTGCTGTATCGGGTGAGGAACGCTATAAAGATAAGCCTAATAAAAATATGGCCAGTCACCCGATGGACGGCTTGGGTTATGCATGTCTTGAGATAGCCAGTGATAGAATTACCGCTGATAAGATAGGCGAACAAAAGCATGTTGATATGTTTAATCCGGTTATGAGGATATTTTGATGAGTTTAGATTGGGATATATATTCAGAAAACATTCTGGAGCAGATTGAATCAAAGAAATCAAAGTTGTTTGAAAGTCTTTTAAGTCCAATAAAAGACTTTATTGATGAAAATATATATTTTATTCATGAAGAAATGATACCAATTATTGATTTTTCTAGGGATGATTTTACATTGCGATTGTCTTGGGATTGTTCGGCAGATTTTAATGATGATAGAAACATATTGTTCAGCTTGAAAGAAGAGATAAGTGATTACGATGGAAGCGATATATATTTTGAGAGATTAGATAGGCTAAAAGTAATATTTCAAAACTGTATAGACCTAGTCACTGAGCGCACAAAAGAATTAGAGCAAGAGTGGGGCAGAGATTAAATTGAAGAAATATTGATAGAAATGAAATTGCTAAAGGGACTTGCGGACTGATGATAGATGTTACAACTATAATAAGCTACGGGCTTGAACATATATGGGTGAACAAAATGGATAATGAGCCACCAATGCCAGACGCCGAATTAATTATGCATAGCTTGCTTCATGATCTAAAGAGCATGGTTGTTGATTTGCAGAATTTAAAAGCCAGCCAGGAATACATGCGTTCACTGATGGATGATTTGATTGACGCACAAATGCATAAGATTAAAATACCTCATCGATGCCCGGTGTGTAATGGCTCTACATTCGACGACCAAAGCGCATTGTGTCATCCTTGTGATGGTCGAGGTATCGTTTGGGGTTAATAAGGATTTAAACGTAAATTAAAAGGAGAACACCATGACAGCACAGGCAGCAATCACACTAAAATTACATTTTGCTAGTGACAATAACAACGTTATACCGCGCATTGGGCGATTGTATGCTCCAAACAACACCTTGTCTCAAATTGCGGGCGCTGCTTTTTTAGATGGCTATTTATCGGCCAATGGGAATGATTTGCTGGCTACTGATTTTGTCGCTGCTGTGGGTTCTGATGGTCACCAATGGTATAAGCCAGTATTTACTAATGGCTCATGCCAGTTAACTGTATTGCCCTAGGGATTATTAACAAAAGGAGAAGTAGAAATGTTATTGCAAGCTGCACTTGAGCTATTAAAGGATGGCGAAAGCTTATACAGGACAGGCTGGGATCCACAAGATGGTTATGTGGTTTTTATGAAAGGCATGACGCACGTTTGGAAGATTGTGCTCAAACCTCAACCCAATGCCGGTAATTATATCTTCTCGCTAGAAGACTTATTGGCGAATGACTGGGAATTATTTGTGATTACCAAAGAACCCATTGAGGAAATTGCGATAGGCGAGCCTCATTCAGTTGAATAGTTAAGTGGGCTATAGGTAGCTTTGTCCGATAGATGACAGGGCTGCCTTTAAAGACAATATCTTAATTAACCCAAGGAATGGGGAATAAGAATATGGAAATCATTGCTGAGCAAATGGCCATTGAGGACATTGACAGCATTAATGAAGCACTTCAAGACAGGCTTGAAGATGCGGGCATTGATGAAGCTGAAGTTTTAAAGAAAGCGCGCGAAGATTTAGTCCTCTGGCAAGGCTACTTTGGTGAGAATGTCACCAGAGGTAAAGATGACATGAATTTTCTATTGCGCGATCAATGGTCAGCGGTAGAGCGATCGGAATTTACGCGGTTCTTTAAGCCTGCGATGGTTTTTAACAAGTTATATGACACCACGAAAAAAGTAGTGGCTGAACAGCGTAAAAATAAGCCGGATCTTATGGTTCGCTCTTTAACGGGTAAGGCCAGTCAGAAACAAATTGATTTAAGAGCCGATCTGGTTCGTACTATTTCTTATCAAAGCCAAAATGATCTAGTGTACCAAACGGCATTCAAGCAATCCTTGATGTTAGGCTTTGGTGCGTTTGAAATAGGATTAGAGTATGAGAATCCAACATCATTTAACCAAGTTATTCGTTATGACCTTATTCCTGATGCCACTCGAACATCGTTCGATCCCACAGCATTAAAGCCGCATAAAGGCGATGGCAACTTTTGTGCACGACAATATATTTATACCAAAGAAGAATTCTTTGCCACTTTCCCTCATGTTGTGAATCCCGTGTCGTATTCCGATCCAAGGTCTCTGCTTGATTTTCAATGGGAGACACGAGATAGCATTGTTGTTTGCAAGTACAGCAGGAAAGAATGGTTCCCCGTTAAACTTTACCTATTATCGAATGGTCAGAGCGTCACGGAAGACCAATGGAAGGACATGCAAGAAGCCATTAAGATGCAGACGCAGCTTGCGGAGTCGTCTCAAGTGGTAGGCGATATGATCCGAAAAAATATACCCACCATTACGGGTGAGCGTATGAGCAAAAACTATAAAATACGCCAATATGTCCTTACTCAAAATCAAATTATTGAATTTACTGAATGGCCCTCTAAATACTTACCGATTATCTTTGTTGATGGGGACTCGAACTATATCAATGGTCAGCAATATACGCGCTCATTTATCCATGAGGCAAAAGATGCGCAAAAGTTTGTCAACTATGTCGGATCTGAAATTGCGGCTGAAATTAAAAATAGACGTCGTGAACAATGGCTCGGTACACCTGATAATATCCTCGGTAATGAGCAAATGTGGCGTAACCCTGAATTGCAAAGCGGCATATTGTTAGCAAAACCGGATCCAAAAACAGGAGCGATGCCTCAAAAAATGCAAGCATGGGAGCTTTCTCAGACTCTCTTACAACAGTTTCAGCGTGGCTCACAAGACATGCGAGAAATTCTTGGATTTTCAGAAAATGAAGCGCTTGTTGGCCATGATATGTCCGGTAAAGCGCGACGCGAGCGTAAACTTGAAGGCTCCATGTCCGCGTATGTGTGGTTTGATAATTTAAATCAGGCTATTGAACAAGGTGGGCGCGTAGTTCTTGATTTGTTGCCTGTTATTGCCGGTGAAGAAGAGCGGCACATGGTTGTCTCAAAAGCAGATGGTCGTACGGACTCAATCACCTTGAATAAAATTACAGGGCAAGATGAAGACGGTAACCCCATGCGAGAAAACACCCTGGATGATTCGGATTATGATATCGAAATTGATACAGGGCCTAGTTTTGCGGTACAAAAAGATATTGCCCTGGAATTTTTTCAACAAACATTACAAGCTAATCCCCAGTCTTTCCCGCTTATTGCCGATTTGTGGGCTAAAAACTTGGATGTTCAGTTTATGCCGCAAATTGCTGAGCGCTTTAAAACCATGGTTCCCCCTGAAATTTTGGCGAAAGAAGAGGGCAAGCAACTACCGCCGAAGCCACCTTCTCCTCAAGAACAGATGATGCAAGCTCAAATGCAGCAGCAACAACAGAAAATGGCCATGAATGAACAAAAAATGAAGATTGAAGAGCAACAACTTATGGAGCGTGCGGAAGAACTTCGTATTCGTAAAGAGAAGCATATGCTTGAACAGGCAGAGATGATTTTAAAGGCCCAGGGTATGAAAGCAAAAATGGGGCTTGAGAGTCAAAAGCTTAAAGTAGAACATGGGCGCCTCTTGCTCGATGCTGATAAAACTGAGAAAGATTTTTCAGCTAAAATAGCGGCAGTATTAACGGATATTCACAAACATCAAAACCCTCATGATAAAGGATAAGTATATTTTTGCCTGGAGTAACTTTTCGTTACAATGATTGTCACGCGCTTATGTTAACTATCCTACAAATAGTATATATGGGGTTGAAATTGTAAAATTTCGGGCTATACTGCTAATTAACAAGGGATGGATCCCTTAGGGTTTCAGGCCACCGTACGGTCTAGGGTTTATTATCAACCGAATGATAATTGGTATCGGGATAGGTACCAAGATGGAGAGTCAAGGAATGGACGACGATAAAAACGCGTTTGCTGAACAGGTTAATGGTGAAGATGACGAGGGTCAAAGTGGTGCGGTTGATCCAGGCTTTGTTAATGAGGCGGAAGTTTCCGCAACAGAGCATGAAGAAAGCCCACAAAGTGACGATGACCATCTAAACAAAGTCCAGAAACGCTTACATGCGCAAGCGAATAAGCATCGGAAAGAAATGAGGCACATGCAAGAGCAGATGATGCACATGCAGGCCCAGTTTCAAAATTCGAATATGGATTCGGCTAACCCCGAAAATCATCAAAGCCATTATAGCAATCCTTATCCGTCCCCAGGACAGCCCAATCCTCCTGGCATGTCGGAAGAGGAGCGAATACACAAGGCCGTACGCTTTGCGCTCGGAGCGAAGGAACACGAAGAGCAGCAAGCTAAGATGGCTCAACGCCAGGCTCATGTACACAAGCAGTATCAGCGCTTGAATGATGAGTTTGACAGGGCTTCTGAAAAGTACAGCGATTTTGACGACGTGGTGAGGGAGGGAGATGCTCCATTTACCGATCATGTGCGGGATGCACTGTTGCTCGTTGAAAATCCAGCCGAAGTGGCCTATAAATTAGGTAAAAATCGTTCTGAACTTGAAAGAATTTCACAACTCCATCCCTTAGATCAGGCTCGCGAAGTTAATAAGCTGTCATTTTCTTTGATGGGTGGCAATCATGGGAAACCATCGAGTCCCACTAAATCGAATCCATTGGGTTCTATCAAAGCAAATCCAGCGCATGCTTCAACAGCCATTACGGACAAAACACCTCCTTCTGTTATTAGAGCGAGGATGAAGGCTGGCACATGGAAGTGAGCCAAGGGTTTTAAGGATAAAACTCGAGAGCTCTTGGTTATACGAACGTGCCATTTAAAGGATTAAATGGAGACCATAGGAAATGGCTAACCAATTTATTACAACTGACCTCGTCAGTAATACCGCATTGGCAATGTTTGCTAACAATGCCCCCTTTGTAATGACTGCTTCTCGAATTTACCAGGATGATTTCGTATCGTCCGGTTATAAGATTGGCGATACCTTACAAGTTAGACGTCAAAACCACTTCATCGTCGGCGATGGCTCCGTTGCAACGCCACAATCCATCATTGAAACGGTGGAGACGATTGTTATAGCACATCAATACCACGCATTGATTGCTTATACTATCCAAGATTTATCCCTTCGAATTGAGGATTTCTCTCGTTTGTTTATTGCTCCTGCTATTCAGGAAGTAATTACTCAAATGGAAAAGGACATCGCATCTTCTGCTGAACAAGAACTCAACTTCTTCACAGGTACTGCTGGTGTTGCCATTAACTCCTTCACAACCGTTGATACAGCTGGTGCTAAATTGCTTGAGCAGGGCGTTAATATTGCCTCCGATGCTTACATGGCAATGACTGTTCGTGATGGTTCCTCGTTGAAAGGCGCATTGTTAAATAACTTCACGCCAGTATTCAATGAGGACATCGTGCGATCATCAGCGATTGGTCATCTGTCTTATTTTGATATTTTCCAATCTCAAAATATTAAACGACACATTGCTGGTGCAGGTCCAAGACTTCATTCAAGCGATCCGCTTCTCGTTAACGGTGCTGTTGCTTCCGGCAATACGATTATTATGGATGGCGCAACCATTAGCATTACCGACTACTTTGTTGTAGGGGATGTTATCTCTATTGCAGGTGTTCAATCTGTTAACCCAGTGGGTCGTGCATCAACCGGTCAAGATATGCAATTTGTTGTGACCGCCAATGCAAGTTCTGATGGGGCTGGGAACATTACCGTTCTGGTTAATCCTACTATCATTTCCGATACATTGAATCCTAACCGCAACGTAAGTAATGCCGTCCCTGATGATGCGCCTGTCACCATGGTCGGAACGTACAACTGTAATGTGGCTTATCCAAGTCGTGGTCTTGATATCGTTTGTCCTCCACTTTACAAATTGCAAGTTCCTTATGCATCGGTTGCAGTTGATCCAGAGACTGGTTTATCACTTGCGGTAACGCAAACTGGTGACATCTTAGGCTATCAAAACTACATGCGTATTGACTTATTGTGTGGCTTTAAGTGGCATGCACAATACGCTGTTAAAGTACTGTCTTAAGGAGATCCTCGATGTTGACTTGCGTATACCATCCAATTCACGACTTTCAAGTGGTTGAAGAAGAGGAAGCTAATCGCATGAAGGCATCGGGGATTTGGTTTGATAGTCCGGTGAAAGCGGCTCAATATCGCAAAAATGTTGAAAATGAGATTAAGAATGAGCCAAAGAAGAAACCTTCAATGACCAAATTAAAGGAGAAATCCCATGAAAGATAACAAAATGGTTCAATCAAACAATGAGTTTGTAAGAAATGAGCAAATGAAGATGAAAAAAATGATGGGAAATCGTCCTGTTATGAAGCGAGAAATGGAAGAATTCAATGCCTATATGAGCAATGATGGGGCTAATGCAAAGGAATTTGGCCGCAAGCTTTGCAAGGGCATGGACGATGCGTTCCCTTTGAATTAATCGATTTAGTTAACACGTTATTCATGGCGTGTTAACTTTTTTGTATTTATTCGACATAAGGAAATCATATGTCTCAAGTCACGAAGACGACCAATCAATTAATTATTAACTCCCTTTATCTCCTTGGTGAATTAGGCGTTGGTGAAACACCTGATTCATTTATGTTGTCATCGGGGCTTGAGTTAATTAACGAACTTCTTGACAAATTTTCAGCCGATAGTATTTATATCCCTTATTTAACTGAGTTAAGTTTTAATTTAGTTGCAGCACAGGCTACTTATAGTATCTCAGATATGGTGCCGGCGGATGTGGTTGGCGATCGTATTGTTGATCTATCCTTTGCGAACTTTACTGTACCAAGTGCAGGACAGGGTATTATTTATCCTTTGCAAATCATTAATAAAGCGCAATTTTTTGGTGTAACGCGATTAAAGCCTTTAAATACACGGCCAGGATTCATCTATCTAGATAAACAAGATACCGAGAGTTTTATAACGCTCTATCCAGCTCCCGATCAGCCTTACCCGTGCTTGCTTGGTGTAAAGAGCATGATTAATAAATTGGCTGCCAATCAAAGTTTAACGGAGTTACCACCTTTTTATTATGGGTTTTTAAAATATTGTTTAGCACGAAAGTTTTTATCCTACTATCCTTCTGGAAACTGGCCGGATACGGCCGAGCAGGAATACCAGGATTATTTTAGTACGATTAAAAATGCTAATGAGACCGATGTAACCATACGACCATCGGCCATATTAAGCAGGCCAGAGCCGTTCTACTGGCAAAATATTTTGGCATATTAATTATGCCTAGATCATCCCGTAAAGATTACGATCTTATTGGCAGTTATGATAACCAGCGTGTTAGTTCTATTAATGCCGAGCGCACTGTTAATCTATTTGAATATATGGATGCAGATGGAAAGCGTCCTAAAGTTCTTCTTCCTACATCAGGTCTTGTTGATGCCGATCTTGATTTTGGCTCAGAAACAGGTGGCGCAAGACAGTCATTTGTTTTTGATGGTGCAATTTTCCAGGTTTATGGTGCATCTGTTTTTAGAACAAAAGGCACAACGGGGGCCTTATCGACGATTAAAATTGGAACGCTACCTTCTGTGCAAGGGTATGTTGGCATTGATGCGAATACGAATCAGGTTATCTTTGTTGATGGCCAAGAGGGATCGACGGGTTCTGGATGGATCTGGAATGTCGATACTGAAATTTTTGTACAAATTACCGATCCAGCCTTTCCAGCTAATCCGGTTGATGTTTGCTTCCTGGATGGATTTTTTTTAGTCGCCAATGGTGGAACCAATAATTTTCAGCTTTCCATGATAAATCAGGGTTTGGTGTGGGGCCCTGATTTTACCAGTGGAACAGGAAATACCTTTGTAGCAACAAGTGGTGGTTCGCCTAATCTAGTTTTAACTTCAGGCACCACATTAAATTATCAGGCAGGTACTCCTATTCAATTTAATGGCGGAGGGACATTGCCTGTTGGGACACCGCCCATTTCAAATGGTGTTACCTATTATGTGAAGAGTGTCATTAACTCGACAACGTTTACTATATCCACAACACCAGGTGGGCCTGCAATTACCTTTTCTACAACTGGTAGTGGGTCAATTTTTATTAGTAATAATGGTCAATTGCAATTAGGATCGATAACCTCCCATCCTGGCACTATTGTTGGCTGTCGAACCCTGCATCGACGTATATTTTTGTTCTCACAAAACTTTACCGAAGTCTGGGAAAACGCAGGCAAAGGGACTAATTTGCCATTTAGGCGAAATAATTCGCTCCTGATGGAAATAGGAACGCCAGGTGTTGGCAGTATTTCAGTAGGCTTTGACCGCATGTTTTTTCTGGCACAAGATAAAGATGGTCTAGCCGGTGTTATGGAAGTGAAAGGCAGCGAATCTGTCCTGGTGAGTAATAGGGCGCTTGATTTCCAGTTGGCACAATATGCCGCTGATCCAGATACAGGGGTTGCTGATGCACGTGGCGTTTTGATCAAAGAAAATGGTCTCATTTTTTATCGATTAAACTTTACACTTGCGAATCATACTTTTGTTTTAAATGTGACGATGAGTACGAGTGAATCACCTAAATGGCATGAAGAAGAAATACTAAATGGTGATAGGCATCCCGCCCAAACACATGCCTACTTTGATGGAATTAACTATTACGGCGATTATAGGACGGCACTATTTTATGCAGTAGATGACAGTGTTTCGACCAATAATGGTGAAACCATCCGGCGCATGCGAATTGGCCGTCAAATGACACCCGAAGGATATGATAGATTAAGAATTGATAGATTCCAGGTGGATTTAGTCCAGGGTGCTCTGCAGGGTGATGAATTAATTGATATCGATTTATTGACCGAAGATTCTCAAGACTTGTTAACGGAATCATCCGTTAACATTGTCTTAGAGCAAACAATTAGTACGGTGACAAGCGGTCAACCAGTCGTATTTTTATCTATCTCCAGAGATGGCGGTCAAACTTATGGCAATCGACTGCAGGCGAATATGGGAAAATTAGGCGAGCGAACCTTCCGGACTGTTTGGCGAAAATTAGGAACAACCCCTCGTGGGCAAGGATATGTGCCTAAAATTGAGTTTTTTAATGAGATCCCTTTTGTTGTTTTAGGGGCGGCCTGGGATTTTGAAGTATTACCGGAATAATAATGGCACGAGATTTTGATGACTTCCCAACATACGATCCTGTGATTAAAGATCAGATTTATTTGAGTAACGTTTGGTCTGATTTTATGGCAACGTTTATTGAATCATTGCAAGAGTATTTAACATCATTTGGGATATTCATCCCCGTTCTTACGTTAGAGCAACGCAATGAGATCCAAGACCCTCAAGAAGGGCAAATTATTTACGTAAGCGATTCAAATACACCGGTAACACCCAGAACGGCTCAGCTTCAAATATGGCAGGTTAAAGCAGGAGTTGCTGCCTGGACCGTGATTGTTTAAATGAATTTGATGTGGAATTAATTTATACTATTTAAAATTCACAAGGAATGTGATTATGGCTTTTAATCCGCAAATGTTTACAAGTGGTCTCGGGGGGCTTTTTGGAGGCTTATTTGGGCATTCAGGCAGGCCTTATGATGAAGCCCAACGACAATATCAGGAGTGGGGCGATAAAGGAGCAGGCGTTCAACAGCCTTATCAGAATGCAGGAACCGGCGCTCTTAGTGACTACCAGACCTGGCTACAGGGACAAAAAGACCCGGCAAAGTTCATCAACGATCAAATGAAGAACTACAACGAAAGCCAATATGCTCACAATCTGCAACAACAATCTGTGAATGCCGGACAAAATGCTGCATCCGCGGCTGGACTTATGGGTAGCACCCCATTAATGCAGCAATTGCAGCAAAATGCTGGAAATATTACGTCTGCCGATCAAAACCAATGGCTACAAAATGTCTTAGGCGTCAATACACAATATGGCCAAGGCCAACAAAATCTTATTAATGGTGGCCAGAATGCCGCTAATTCGCTGACTAATTTATATAACAATATGGGGCAGAGAATGGGTGAGGCGGCCTACGGAAAACAAGCAGGCAAACAGCAAGACTTCTGGAACACCTTAGGCGGGATTGGCAGCACGATTGGAAGCTTTTTCTTATAAGGATTGATTATGGCATTACCATTACCGAAGGTTGTTTCAGATGTGGGTCCTGGCGGCCCTCTTGTTACGGCTATGGGAGGCATGAACTCATTAGCTAATGACATGCTATTACAAAAAATAAATCAAGTTAAAGCTAAATATGCACCTATGACCACGCAGGCTGAGGCTGCCTCAAAACTTGCCTATGCTAATATGATGGGCCCGCAGTTTGTAGCTAAAATATTAGGCAATGAAAACCTTTTGGCTGGCATGGGTGATGCGAATGCAAAAGCTGCCTTGGCAAAAGTATTAGGTGCTGGTATGGGTCAAGGAGGCGTTGGCGATTTAAATGCCTTAAATCAGACGCCGCAAGGTGGCGGTTTTGGACAATCTACAGGAAATTCTCTTTTAGGGTGGTTAACAGATAGATTCAAAAATGCTATTGGTAGCAACCAGGGGATTAGTCCTCAGTTAAATAGAACTATGCAAGGAATCGACCATGTAGAAAGTGGTGGTGCGCAAAATCCATATTCATTGATAGGAAAAGATACAGGGAAAGGGGACCATGCTTATGGTAAACATCAGATCCTAGGATCTAATATTGGCCCATGGACAAAAGAAGCGTTAGGCAAAAGCATGACGCCACAAGAGTTTCTAGCTTCTCCAGAGGCGCAAGATAAGACCGCGGCCTATATCCAGAATAAGTATTTAAACGCTGGTCATAGTCCTCAGGATGTAGCGTCCATATGGTTTACAGGTAAGCCACTTGCCAAAGCTGGAAATGTTCATGACTCTTATGGAACTACGAATAGCCAGTATATTAAAAAATTCAATGAAGGAATAAATCAGGCTGCTGATAAAACTATAGCTGAAAAAACTGCAGACTTCCAAGGGACGAAAGCGCAAGGCGTAGAGTCTGGAAAAATTAGAGCGCGAAGCCAAGACGAATTAGATAACGAATACCAACAAGCCTTAAACATGAAAACACCTATCGATACTTTAGGGGGGCTTATCGCTAACCCAAAATTTCAAAACATGAGGAATTTACCAGGATTCCAGAAATTGCAATTGGATGTTAAATCAAATTTTGGTACCCCAGAAGAGCAAGAGATGGCAGGTAAATGGACGCAGGCCGCAAGAGCTCTTGTTTCTAATACTATAAAGGGATTTGGTGGCCGTATTTTAGCTAGCGAAATTCCTTTAGCCGAAAGTATGAAGCTTGCTGACAAAGATACGAATGGAGTTCTTATAGGTAAATGGCCTGGCATTAAAGCATTTAATGATATGACATTGTTGCGCTCTAGAATCGCCTCGAAACTAATAGAGCAGAAGCATTTAAATAAGGGAGATGCTTTAGAGATGGCAGACAAAATGGTCAATGGTGAGGCTATAAGAAAACAAGCTGAAAAACAATTGGATTACTCAGTAACTATAACAAATAGTAAAACAGGAGAAAAAAGAACCGTACCTGTTTCAGAGGCCAGGAAATTAGGAGTTCCTAATGTCTGATTGGCAATTGGCTGATACAAATACAACCAATGGTGAAAAATCAAATAATATTCCGAAATCAGATTGGACTTTGTCTGATTCAGAACCGCAAGAAGGATTTTTAAAGAATATTTCCAGAGATGCACTGATAGGCTTAACCCATGCTGGAAGAAATTTACATAATTTGCCGCATGACTTAACCCAAGGGTTAGAGAATGCTACCAGTGGATTTGGGAATCTATTCGGACAATTGCCTGGCCCAAAAATTTCTCAAGGAAGGCCAATTTCTAGCTATCTACCTTATGATCCAAATAATTATGGCAATATTTTTGGGCAAAATGGCCCTCCCACAGGTATGCATAATTTAATCCAGAAAGGATTTGAATATGCGCCAGAAGCATTAACCGCAGCAAATATGATCAGGCGCGCAGGTTTCCTTCCTCATTTGACAAAACGAGGCGCTACTAAAAAATTAAATAAAGCGCAGACATTAGCACAGGAAAGAGATATAGGAAAAATGAATGTTAATCCTGAATTAATTGAGGATGCTAGACAATTTCTGCCGGATCTTCTTCAGCAACGTAATGCATTTAATTCGTCACATGCAGGCGATTACAACTCATTATTTAATTTACAATCTGATTTAGGAAAGATTTCACATGCTAGAACTGGAAAGATAAGATCGCTATTTGCACCGGAAGCCGCTATTAAGGGACAGGCGGGATTGGAATCAAGAGGTAATTTATTGAATGCTATCCATGAAAATTTACAATCACAAGGCCATCATGATATTTCTAATTTATTAAGACAAGGACAAAATGATTACCGAAAATACATGAAATTTAGAAAATATCCTAAAATGGTGGGAGGAGCAGCAGCTGCATATGCTATTCCTAAGAATGCATTAACCGATCTAATTAAAAAACTTTGGATGCATAGCGATTAAGGATAATAATGGTATAAAGGGTCAGTCTTTCGAGCCTTAAGATCTCGCTCGTAAGATCGAATTCCAGAGAAATCAAAAATAATATCAAGAACATTATAACAAGTATAGCAAATTAGTATGAAAGAAATTAGTGACCACATAATTAACAGCTCCAAATGATTAATAAGTGTCCATTATAAGGCATCGCATGGACAAAAAACAAGCATTATTTTTATAAGAAGAAATAATATACAATAGTTTAAATTTCACAAGGAATGTGAAGCATGGCAATAACGTATTTATTAGCGCCCGAGCCCTTTTGGGTCATAATCAATAATGAAGGCACCGTTGCTGGCGGTGCCCAAATGTTTACTAGACGCTCGCTTAATAAAATTCAAGATAAAATAGTTTATATGGATCCTGCTGGTACCATTCCTTGGACCAATCCTATTATTTTTGATTTAAACGGCGTTCAGGGCCCCTTTTATTGGTCTGTCGATTCTTCCAATTTGAATGAGACCTATTATATTTTTGTTAATGATGCTGATGGTAATCTTATTTGGGATATTGATAACTTTGCACCACCTGGCTCAGGCGGTGGTGGGAATGTAAACACTTTCATACCAATTACCAATTATATTGCAAATAATCAGTTCATCGATCATATCGACGCAACGGTCACAACCAACACAACCAATTTAGTTATAGCCCCATCGAATCATCAAGGATTCACGCCGGCATTAATCAATCCAGTTATAGGAACTAATGGTGCATTAGGTCCTGATATACGATTTGTAAAAAATAGTACCGCAAACACAGACCAACTATCATTCCCTACCTTCCCACTTGCCAGTGCGCCATTAACAGGCGATGTAACGCCGGTTGATTATGTTCGATATCAATGTACCACAGGCAATCCTGGTGAAACCTTTAAAGCCTTTCAATTTCCTATTACCCAAAAAGTTAAAAATTTATCCAATCAAGCGATGAGTTTTAATATTTGGGCGGCTACTCAAACAGGAACAGCAACGGTGCAGGTATATTTGCGTCAATATTTTGGTTCTGGAACGGCTGCAAGTGCCGAAGTGTTAACACCTATTGGGGCGTCGATTAACTTAACGACTACATGGACCCGATCGCTTATTCAATTTTCAGTTCCTGATGTAGCGGGAAAATCGCTTGGAACGCCTGGCCAACAAACAGATGATGATGCTGTCTATATACAATTTGGCATGCCATTAAATACACCGTGTGATGTGATATTTACAAAACCTGCGCTCTACATTGGGACTATTAACCCTAATTTAGATTTTCAAAATTACGATCAAATCAATTCTGTGAATTCAACCCCAAGAACAGGTGACATTAGAACGAGCCTTAGCTCATCCGCGCCAAATGGGTGGGTTTTAATGAATGATGGATCTATTGGAAATGTAGGCTCTGGTGCTTCAACACGTGCTAATCAAGATACATTTCAGCTTTATAAAACTATTTGGGATGGTGTTATTGATACCTGGGCGCCCGTATCAACAGGTCGCGGTGGAAGTGCAGTTGCGGATTTTATTGCAGGAAAAACATTAACCTTGCCTCGTTCTTTAGGTCGGGCATTGGCAGGGGCAGGTTCTGGCTCAGGATTAACCGCACGTGCATTAGGTCAATTTGTTGGTTCTGAAATCATATCAATTGCCGCAATGCCTGCGCATTCACACCCACCATTAGCCCCCATGACAACATTTTGGGGTGATGGTACGGGCAATACTGTACAAGGAGGAGCCGGTATTATTGGTAAAGCCAATGCAACTGGTTCAACCGGTGGAAGTGCCGCTGATGGAAATATGGAACCGACCAGTTTCTTTAATGTATTTATCAAATTATAAAGGAGTGTCACGATGGCTGTACAACTAGTTAATGTTCCTGCTTTAGATCCCAATGCTTACACAGGTCCAACACGGGTTATGGCAGGGGTTGCTCGTACGGGCAGTGTTACGACCAATATCATGTATGGGGATAATGGTTCAGTAGAATTCGCACGCTGGTTGTATGTTGGCGTGACAGGTAACGTTTCCTATCGAAAATGGGACGGTACCGATCAGACTCTAATCGGGTTAGCTGCAGGCGTTTGGCATCCCATATTCTCCATTATGGTGAATAGTTCGGGGACTACAGCAACTAGTCTGGTATGGGGAAGTTAGCTAACTTCAAAGGGTAATATTACTAATTTAAAAAGGAATTTAAAATGACCACAAGATTCTCACAAACCGTATTTTCACCTTGGTTGACTCCTGTACGATTAGCGTCAACATCAAACATTGCAGGCACCTATTTTAATGGTCCTAATAATAATGGTGTCGGGGCTACATTAACAATTGCTGCCTCTTCATTGACAGTAGATAGCGTTGTAGCGGCAGTTGGCGATCGTATATTACTTCAAACTCAAACAGCGACTGCTCAACAAGGTATTTATATTGTAAAAAGTATTGGCTCAACGGTCGTGCTTGAACGTGCTGCAGATCAACAAAGCTTAGAACAATTAAAAGCGGGCGAATATGTTGCAGTAGGTGCTGGTTCTGTTAATGCCGGTAACTTCTATACATTAGTTGAGCCATTACCACTAAATATAGGCATAGATGCAATGGTATTTAATGCCGATCCTTCTGCCGGTGGCGTATCTTTCTCAGGCCCCGCATCAACTGCTAATGCCTTGGCTGTATTCTCTGATACTGCGGGTAATCTTAAAGCTGCAAGCACTACTACAACTTTAGGTCAGGCTTTAAGTATTACGGGTGCGCTTGGCGTGTCTGGAACGATTATTTCTTCCTTATCAATTACTTCATTATCTGGCGATATTACGTCTGGATCATCAGGTGATGCTGGTAGTTTTGTTTCTTTTCCAGCAACTGCTGCTAATGGCACATTTATAGTTAAAGCAGTCAATGCTGGAGCTGCATTTGATACAACCCTTAGCAATAGTACAATGGGACAATCTTCTGTAATTTCATTCCCTGATCCAGGTGCTGCTACTGCTAATGTATTATTAGATACTGGAACATCTAATATCTTAGCAATGCAACAATTTGTAGGATTAAAAGATATTTTAAATTTTTCAGCAGGTACTTGGACCACTACAAGAATTGCTCAAGGCAATTATGTATCACGCCATACAGCTGCTGCTGATACAACAATCATTGGCATTGATATTACGCCAATGATACGAACCACGGCATCAAAAGGATTCAGGTTGGATAGTTTTGATGTGATTTATAGTATCGGAACATTAGCATTGAATGCTCATACAGCAACACTGGATAGGATTGCTTATGCTAATAACGTAGCTGTAAGTATAACAAGTGTTCCTATTACTGTAACACTTGCAACTGCAACACAAGCCCAGCCTTATGCCACTAATGCTGCTATTAATACACCAGCTTTTGATATAACGGCTGATAGTAAATATATCATTGAAGTTACAGTTAATGCGGCTGCAACCTCTGCTTATGATTTTTACGGCATCATGTTGAAGTTTTCCCAAACGATTGGTTAATGAGGATGAGGGGCGCAAGCCCCTCATTATTTAAAAGGAATTTTAATGCAAGGTGCCTATGGTGGTTTGATTATGGTCATCCTCTATGGAGGTGGTGCAAATTCTCCGGAGGAATTCTTTCTAATCACTCAAAATAATTTGGATATATTAACTCAAACGTCGCAGCGCATTTTCGTACAGGAGTAATAACGTGGCAGGAATCAAAATTACGGACTTACCAGCAGCGCCATCAGCGCAACTGACCGATGTATTTCCTGTTGACCAATTACCAGGGCCAATTACTTACAAAGAATCAAATCAACAGCTTTTAACTTTGTTCCAATCCAATGGGAACGCCCTAACCGAAGTTAATGATACTAATGTAACGATGACTCTCGGTGGCTCACCGAGTATAGCACTTTTAAATGCAACGTCGATGACACTAGGCTGGTCAGGGCAACTTAGTGTGCCACGAGGTGGTACTGGAACAAGTTCCTTTACCGCATTTTCTGTTATTTGCGCAGGCACAACAGCAACAGGTGCTTTCCAGAATGTCGTCGGATTAGGCAGTTCAGGGCAGCAATTAACATCAAATGGACCAGGATTGCTCCCAACTTGGCAAGCCAGTGGTGCTGTAACGCCTGCAGCACTGACAAAAGTAGATGATACGAATGTTACTTTAACTCTTGGTGGGACCCCAGCGACCGCTCTGTTGCAAGCTACTAGTATTACCGCAGGCTGGGCTGGAACATTGGCTGAAACGAGGGGCGGTACCGCTCAGTCCACTTATATTTTAGGTGATACATTATATAGTTCTGCTGCAAATACTTTATCTAAATTGCCAGGGAATATTACTACAGCTAAGGAATATCTTTCTCAAACAGGAACAGGCGCTGTTTCTGCAGCACCCGCCTGGGCAACTATATCAGGAGCAGATATTACAGGGGCCGCATTAACCAAGACGGATGATACAAATGTTACGTTGACACTTGGCGGCACGCCGACTACAGCCTTGTTGCGTGCTGCATCAATAACGGCAGGATGGACGGGGCAATTAAGTCTTACGCGAGGAGGAACTGCTGCTAGCTTGACTGCTTCCAATGGCGGTATTGTTTATTCATCAGCCAGTGCATTAGCTATTTTGTCTGGAACAGCAACCGCCGGACAAATAGTAAGATCTGGATCAAATACTGCGCCAACCTGGTCAACAGCAACGTATCCGGCAACTGCTGGAACATCAGGGAATGTACTGACGTCCGATGGAACTAATTGGATCTCAAGTCCTGCCGCTGCTTCTGGGATAACTACAGTTGCAGTACAAACATTTACCTCTAATGGAACGTATACACCAACCACAAATATGAAATATTGTATTGTTGAAGTAGTTGGTGGCGGAGGAGCTGGAGGCAGCGTAGCTGGTGCTGTTGGTAATTATGCCGGAGGAGCAGGCGGAGGCGGTGGCGGTTATTCCAAAAAACTATTTAATGCCGCGACTATAGGCACATCACAGACTGTTACCATCGGAGCCGGCGGGACTGCGGGAGCCGCCGGCCCAAATCCTGGGAATGCGGGAGGAACTTCTTCGCTGGGCTCGCTAATAACTGCTACCGGTGGGACTGGCGGAGGCGGTACGGGAGCCACAACAACCGCTCAGGCTCTAACTGTTGGCGGCACTGGCGGAGTTGGAACGAACGGCGATGTTAATGCAGCCGGCGTTTCAGGATTTTCAGGAATTGCCTTTGGTACTATATTTGGATTATCCGGATTAGGAGGAAGTTGCCTTTATGGAGCAGGAGGGACTTCACTAAATAATAGTAACGATGGAAATGCAGGATTGGGATTTGGAGGCGGCGGCGGCGGTGGTTCGTCTGCCAATTCGGGAAGTACATTTATAGGTGGAGTAGGAACTCCAGGAATAATCATCATAACTGAATATATATAAAGGGAATTTAAATTATGGGCATTAAAATAAGTGCGCTACCACCCATTGTAACCCCAGCATTGACGGATATTTTTCCTGTTGCCCAGGGTGGCGTTACTTACAAAGAAACGATTACCCAATTAGCCAGTTTATTTATTCCTTTTGTAGTAGGTCCTGTTGGAACAATCTTACGATCAAACGGTACTAATTGGGTTGCATCAACAGCTACCTTTTCTGATACCTACCTTGCAAGCAGATTACTTTATTCCAATGGTGCAAATACAGTTACAGGACTTGCAACGGCCAACAGCGCAACGCTTATTACTAATTCAACAGGTGTTCCTTCATGGTCGGCATCAATGACTAATGGCCAAATATTAATTGGCTCAACAGGAGCATCGCCTACTCCATCTACATTAGTGGGAGGCACAGGGATTACGATTTCAAATGGCGCAGGTGTTATAACGATTTCAGCTGCGGCCACTTCAATTTCATGGAATACCATCGCAGGGACTACTCAAGCGGCTGCAGTTTTCAACGGTTATGTCGTAGGCAATGCAGCCCAAACTACGATCACTCTCCCGACCACATTCGGCGTTGGCGAAGTAGTGATTATTAAAGGATTGGGGGCTGCGGGCTGGATCTTGAAGGCTGGGGCTGCCACGACTATTCAATTAGGCCAAACTGCTACCTCGGCCGGAGGAACATTAGCCTCGGCACATAATTTTGATATCGTCTATGTTAGTGGGCTTGTGGCTGATACAACATGGTCCGTAGATTATACATTCTCGACAGGGCTAACTGTCGCATAAGGAGAGATGATGGCAACTGTAAACCAAGTTGGTGTTGGCCTATCAGGTTCAACAGGAACCGGAAGTTTTGTAGGCTCGGCAAGCCCGACTTTTACGGGAACTCCTATTTTAAGTACCCCAAGCGCAACCAGTTTAACGTTTTCAAGTACGTCGGGCATTATAGGGACAACGACAAATGATAATGCTGCCGCAGGCAGTGTTGGGGAATTAATATCTAATGTTGTTGCATTTGGATCATCTACCTCAATACCGACTAGTACACCAACTGATTTGACAAGCATTATGTTACCGGATGGTGATTGGAATATTTTTGGTAATATTTTTTTCAATCCTAGCGTGGGAGCATCTACGCTTTATGCATGGATAAGTCAAACGTCTGCTACGCAACCCGATCAATCTTTATTAGCAGGATATGTCAATGCAATAGCCGGAGGAACTGCAATAACAACGGCATTTTTTAGAGCTTCCTTATCTTCACCAACTACTATTTATTTAACAGGATATGCTGGGTTTGCATCAGGCACTTGTACTCAATGCGGCGGTATATATGCTAGACGAGTTCGATAACTTAAATTGGTTATAATGGTGCAATAAGATCATAGCCACGATACTTGCGCCGTTTCATCATTTTATCAATGATTGCTTGCACCTCGTCATCGGTCTGAACCAATAAATTCTTCTTACCACCGCGATTTGAATGACAGCCACCCCAAGTGTGACTAAGAATAATGTCGTTTGTAACATCCTTTTTTACAACAATTGTGTAAAACCGTGATTTCTCATGATTTAACCATTTATATAATGTAGACATAGTCGCTTAACATCTCTTCTATGGCTTCCTGCAGATTCAGCATAATTTCTTCATCGATGAAAAAACCAGGATCTTGTACATCGTCTTCAACACCGTCGAGATTATAGAATCTCATGTGTGCACCTTTTATACATCAAAGGCGATGTATGCTACAAGATTATTTTTGAGGGCGCAAGCATACAAAAAATTGGAATTATTTTCATTTATCCACCTTCTGTAATTTGATTTATACCATCTTCAATAGGTTCTTTTACTGTATTATGGGAATAATCTTTATTTGGCAAGGAATTAATCCACTTGAAGAACTTATCCTTGTCGATTAAAATTTTTCTCCCAAATCTTTTCATAGCGCCACTTTCTTCTAGACCATTCTCATGACGCTTAAATATCATATTCCTCAACGAACCTTCCGTAAATAATTTTTGTTCTGCTATGAATTGTTTAAAAGTATATAATCTGTCCA